GGACTGCGACCTGACCTGCCGCCGCTGCCGACGTGGCACCGAAGTACCGGGTAGAGTAGGCTGCGTCACAAAGCTCCACCGTGACACCCGCACCAAGCGCGTCCCACTTCATGAAGCCGCCCTTGACCACGAAGTTACGGTGAACACGGAACATCAGCACCGTATCATTAACGGCAACTGCACCCGCCGACTGCGCGCCGAGCGTGAACGTACCAGTCGAGGACTGGAGGCTGCGGCCGTCACCCGTCGGACCCGAAACCGGATACGTGGGTGCGGTCATCTGAAGCGATCGAAACTGAGCCATTGATTTTATCCTTTCATGCCAGTATGGTGTTCACTTGAACCCATACGGAGGCTGTTGTGGAAATCTGGAAAAATGTAGAGCGCGGATACCAAGTCTCTAGCGATGGCAGGATCATTGGCAGAAGCGGCCGCATCATTAAGGGCAGTAGAGATAAGGACGGTTACGCCACTATCTCCGCTGATACCCGAACTCCGCATGTCAAAACCCTCAAGGTTCACCGATTGGTAGCCGAAGCATTCATCGGTATCATTCCCGAAGGGTACCACATCAACCACATCAACGGAATCAAAGATGATAACCGTGTCGATAATCTCGAAATTGTTACCGCCCAAGATAACGTCATCCATGGTTACAGAACCCTCGGTAGGATCGGCAAGAATGCAAAACCCGCCAAAGGTTCTGGCCATGGTAACGCTTTGCTCAATGAGCAATCCGTCAAAAAAATCCGCGCCAGCTTCCCCGCCATGAGCACCAAGAGCATTGCCACCGCCTACAATGTAAGCGTGAGCACCATTCAAGGCATCATAGGGCGGAGAAGCTGGAAACATGTAGATTAAGCCAGCGCAGGCACGGCGGTTACAGAAAGTACAATGCCGTACTGGACGCCGCCGTAGCTGGTCTTCTTGACGCCGCGCAGTTCCTCGATTGCGACGGCGGGACGGAAGCCATAATCTTCCGTGTAGTCGGTGCGTGGCTGCGGGGTCTGGCCAATGCCAACCGCGATAGCCGACTGACCGCACAGGAAGCCCATTGCCAGATCCGCACCACCCGAACCGGCGCCTGCAAGCAGAAGCTGGTCAAGTTCAGGGACTTCGCGGATGATGACACCCTGGTACATCAGATCGCCGTCCTGGAACATCGGATTGCTATCGACGCCCCCGGCTTCGCGCGGACGCGACGAAGTGTTGATGCTGACGATCGTTGCATCCTGCGAGATAAGGCCGAACTCACGGCTACCCACAAAATACACGTACCACTCGCGGCCCGCCGTCATGTCGGCACGGAAGGGGCGAATGTTGGTCGTCATGCCGGTTGGGCCGACAGGTGCGCCGCCAGCGTTCTTGGCGATGGTCTTCAGCAGGCGGATATGCGCTGCCGAGGACTGACCACTTGCCTGCGACACCGTACCCAGCGACGTTGCCCAGTTGCCCGACGCCGTGTTGGCGCGTGCGTTACCGAACACGATACGATCGCTGTTGTTCGTCAGGTAGGCATTGCGCTGTGCTGCCGTCGAGAAGCCGTAAAGCACGGTCTGATCGGTGCCGGGGAGGCCCTGGTTGTCGAGCGCGCCGGGGATGACAACCGATGCAAACTCGTTGATCACGTCGTCACGAAGCGACTCGGTGCACCAGTCGCGAAGCTGCGGCTTGGCTTCGGCAAGCAGGTTGATTTCGGTGCGAAGCTGCGTCGACTTCGGAACCTTGACGGCGTTACGACGCCAATCGACCGTGACAGCCGTATTGAACAGGCCCAGATCGGTTTCGTTGCCCTTCAGGATTTCCGAGCCACGAACGCCGCGACCCTTGATGCGGGTGATCATCGGGAAGTTGATCGTATCCCCGCCCTTGTCCTTGAACTCATTCATCATACGGATGATGCTGGTGTTCTCGGTGCCCATGTAGGGGAACAGGGCATTTGCACGGATGTATTCGCGCGTAAGAGTCTCGCTCCACTTCTGGACTGCGAGCGCGCCTGCAAGAACGACTTCTGCCATGGTAGGCTACCTTTGAAAGATAGCGCTAAAGTCTGCCGGTGCTGCTGGTTCCTTGGCGCTGATCGGGCTTGAGTCCGAGGCGATGGAACGTGGCGGCATGGCGGTCTTCGGCGCCGGTTGTAACGTGGCCGCGACAGGCGCGACCGCTGCGGGTGCCGGTACGCCAATGATCCCCGGATTCTTGCTAATGTAGTCCTTGACGAAATCGTCAATGCTACGGTCGCCAATCTGTGAAACAAGGCCGTCCCGGTCGTGCTGCTTCACGATCCAGCCGATAGGATCCGGGTCTCGCATATATCCAGCGGCGAATACGGGATCGGCTTCTGCCTTGGCCCTCGCCCACTCGACTGCCTGCGATACCTTCTCCTCGCCGTGAGCCTGCTTTGCAAACCGGTCACTCATCTCAAACCGTACCTGTGTGATACGCTGGTCAACAAGAGCCTGTTGCGCCGCTGCAAATTCGGCGGGTGAATCGTAAGGATCCGGCATTTCTGGCTGGACAGGCTGCTGTTGCGATTCAAACTGACGGATACGCTCTTCAAGGCTCCGTCGCTTATCACGCTCGTCCATCAAAGCGGCGATGGGAATAAACCCAGGCTCCGGCTTCTCAGGGGCAGTATGCTCATGGACTTCAGGTGCTACCGGCTCGGGCGGGATTGCCTCTGCTACGGGTTCCAATACTGGTTCAGGCGCGATTACCTCAGGTTCAACCTGTGGGTCTTCGGGAAATGTCTGATCCAGAAAATCCGCCATGCTTCGTCTCCTTAGGTCGTATCGTGACCTTCTCCGCAGCGCCCGTTACATCCTCGGCGGCAGGTGTGGTTTTGGCAGGTCCACTAACCTGATCGCCCGAACCCGGCGGCGGTACGGTATCCTGATACCACTCCTCGTTTATTGGTTCAAGACCAATAAAGCCCCCTCCTTAGTGCGTTGGCATAGCCGCGAGTAATACCGAAGCGTGCGGCAACTTCAGCGCCAGAGCCTGTTGCAGAGCGTATTTCAGCAATCAACTCGGGCGAGAGTTTAGCGCGCGGGTTTCGGCTACCTGCCTGATCCTGGATCCTACCGCGCTCCTTTCTCTCAGCCATGTTGCGGGCGTGGTCACCCTCGGACAAGTGCTTCGGGTTGCAGCATCTTGGGTTGTCGCAACTGTGCAAAGCCATATCCCCGACAACTCCGTCGCTTACGGTGGCGAGGGCAATTCTATGAGATTTGTATATTTTGCGGTTGTGTCCGAAGGAGCCGTACCCGCCTCGCGATGAAGATCGAAGCCAGTGCCAGCATTCGTTCTCTGAGCCGATTTCTACGTTAGCCCAAAATCTATCGATGACAGATTGCGGCCATTCGGTTATGTCAATCTTAGCCATTGCGAGTCCCTTCGCGTGGTTAGGTTCCGGAGCGGTGCAGGAAACACCCTCCGGAAACCGTTATAAATCAATCTTGCAAAGCTATCAACGGATTGAGGCCCAAAGCGCCATAAAGCTGTGCTTGCGTCATATCCGCCTCAGCAGCAGTCTTATGCGCGGCGGCAGTTTTCTGTAGCGTACCTGCCTGCCTCTCCTCAATAGCGGCAGCAGTTTCAGCACCGTCAATCTGCTTCTTCTGCTCAAGTGCGGCGGTTAGTTGTTGAACCTGCTGCGTCAATTGTGCGACTTGGTTCTGCTCGCGCTCTTGAGTGAACTTGTCGAGCTTCTCAATAATGCGCGTCTTGTCGTCGAGAGGCGATATCTCCAGCATGACCTTGAATTCCGGCGTCGTTACAGCCTGAAGCCCGCCCGCGTTGGTGACCAAGCTAACAAGCTCAGCCCACGTTTCTTGCGCAAGGTTAGCCGTGTCAGGCGTCGTATCCAGGATGATATCAACCTGCATCTCTGCAAGGCGATTCTTGTAGCCGACAATGCCCTGCGCCATCTGCACCATAGGCTGCCCCGTCATCGGATCCATGGCGGGCTGCCCCGTGGCTGGGTCCATCATCATCTGCGGAGCCATGCCCATCTCAGGCTCATTCACCTGCAAGAACTCCATAGCCTTGGGATCGTCAGTAGTCCGCACAAACCATGGCTCATTCTTGAACTGCCGCGCACGGTCCCACATGGCCCGGTAGCAATCCAACTCCCACGATGTCAGGCGAGCAAGCGGACGTGCCAGTTCGGTCAACCCGGCCTGCTGCGACACCAGACGAGCACGGCCAGACTGAGACGCGCCATCCTGGCGACCAAGCACAGCAGGCGTTGGCCCCATTCGCTCGATTTCGTTCTTGGCCTCCTGCATTCGCATCAGGTTGGCGCTGGACTGTTCCGCTGTCGAAACGATAGCCCAGCCAGCCGGAATCACACCGTCAGCCTTAGCGGCCTCCATGCGTGCAATGTCCTGATCAACAGGAGGCGCCGACGGATCGGTTTGCTGCACCTGTCGACTGTTCATCAAATGCAGGGAACGAGACCGGCTTGCATTTACCTCATCCTGGATCGGAATCATGTCCTGTATAGGGCCATACCGCCAGTTCTTCGCATCAACGTAGCAGCTAACCGCCTTGATCGGGTTGTCGGGCCGCTGCTTGTCATCAAGGTACGGCGAGGGACCATATTCCAACACGCCCGACGCGATGTAGACAATGCGCTTCCACTCGCCGTCAATGACGCGGTATTCCTCGACCACCAGCACACGACGGCGGCGGGTATTGATCCAGCCAGCGCCCTCGTCGCCAGTGTCCTCGAACTTGTCCGACCCGAACATACCGACGCCATCAGGCTTCAGCGGGTCACCTAACTTATCGATCCGCGCACGCCACTTCTCCATGACCTGTTCGGCGTCCATCCACTTCGCCATGCCCATGTAGCGAGCGTCGGCGAAGTCATTGCGGCGGCTATAGCGGTCTGCGTAAAACTCCTTCCACCGGATCTGCGTGGCGACGATCCTGTCATCGTCCATCTCGATAATGACCGCGCCCGTGCCTTCCACTAGGAACGACTCAGCCACCTCCATCTTCACATCGCCAAAGTCGCAGTCGTCGGCAACGTACCGTAGAACCTTGCTGGCAACGTCCGCACTGTCCTGGTCGTCTGGGTTGCGTGGATATGCCTGCGGATCGCTCCGTGCCGCCTCCAGGACGCCTAGGATGCCGTTGATGGCAGGACGGATGCGGTTGGTGTAGATTGCAGGCTGATTGCGCGTCTTGAGCGTTGCGCGGACCTCGCTCGACAACTGACCCGGACCATCGAAATAGTCCCGCGCCTTCTGGTTGCGCTGCGACATACCACCATCTTCAGCCGCACGCGCATCGTCGAACCCCTGACGCAACCGCTCGATGCTAGGCGGTGTGCCCTTGATGTATTCGGGCAGGGTTTGGGTCGCGCCGGTTAACGCGATGCCGTCTTTGTTGTCGTCATCAAGGATCATGCGAGCGCTCCGGGCGGGTATTCTGGTACCTGTTTACGCTACTTGCGTGTCATGGGCTAGTGGGGTAAATGTCAAGTCGTTACGGCGGCGTAGCTCAGTTGGATAGAGCGCTGGCTTGGTGAAAACCTAACGGGTCTTGCATGGGTTCAAATCCCATCACGTCGTAACACTCACCCCCAAGCTGAAGATGATGGCTGCGGGCGTCGGCGGTAGTCACCATCGGGCGGGTTGGTGGATACAGCCTTTACCTTGACGATCGCAGGGTGCGCCATGTCGATAGCGCGGCCAATGTTAGCAGCCGCGTCAATCTCATCGTCATGCTTGCCAGCCGGAAACTTGCGGTACTGATCCAACACTTCTTCGCCCATCGGACCGATAGGGATATGCACCTCACCCATCGCCGCCTTGGCTTGGAATGCCTGCGCCTTGGTTGCCTTGTCGCCGCCTGCCGTTGATAACGGCTCGATACGGCAAGGCACACGGTGCATACGCATGGAAGCCGTCACGAATGCAGCAACCGACCGCCAGTTATTGTCCGCCTCTGGAAACCAACACAGCGGCTTCCATTTCTTGATTAGGGCCAGCGCGCCTGTATCGGCTAACGTCTGCTGACCAGTCAACGGATCAAGCTTAACACCCATGGCAACGTCGATTGTGGCCTGAGCACGGTGACCATCGAGAAGCCAAATATGTTGATGTTCGTCGATGCCCCAAACACGGAACACGTTAAAATCGTTCTTCTCACCCCCACCCGGTGCGTGATCACTCGTCATGTAGATGTTGAGCGCGGTAGGACGATCGGCCAGCGAGAACCGCTTGAACCAATCAGTTTTGAAGAACGTACCTTCGTCCGCTGTCGGCTTCTGCTGGTACAGGCTGGTCCATGTCCGTGTATTACGCTGGAACGGCGCCCAATGCTCATGGCTGAACCACTCAGGCCACAGCGTCTCGCCTATAGCGCGCTCCAGAGGGTCGTCGTCGCGGTCTGCGATAGCAGGCAGGCAGATTACCTCCCACCAGCGCCCATCACGCCCGTAGAACGCCCCTGACTGCCCATCCCAATCTTCAGGAAGGATGCGACCAGCCGGGTCGTCGGAGTGCCAGCGTGTGAGGATCATGATCTGCGGCGAGCCTGGGATGAGACGCGAGCAGAAATCATCCGTATAGGCGTCCCACGTCGTGTCACGGATCACCTGAGACTCTGCCGCCTGTCGTCCCTTAATAGGGTCATCCAGCACGCCCAGCGCACCACGGTTACCCGTCAAGCCAGACAGGATACCGCCAGCCATGTATTCCGAGCCATTCTCCAGCGCCCATTCGTCAGCCGCTGACTGGTCGGACCGCAGCGCGCACGACGGGAATATGCGGTTAAAGCCCGGGGTCTTGATGAGCTGGCGAGCGCGACGCCCCTGCTTCTTCGCAATGTCGCTCGCATAGCTGGCGAGGATCACGTTGCGCTTGGGTTTTGCCGCCATGAACCACGGCACATACACCACATCAACATAGGTAGACTTAGCTGAACCTGGAGGCATCAGCACCATCAGGTTAGGAACCGCTGGCGTGCCAAGCAGCTGGAGCTTCCTCAGCAGCAACGCATGATGGCTCGCAAGCTTTGGCTGATGCAGTTCGGTAAACCGCGCTTCGTCTGGATCTTCGCTAACCGGGACAGTTGGAATGTCCACAGAACAAGCAAAGTCCGCGACGTAGCGGCGGGCTAGTTCGTCGCGGGCTGCTTGGCGGTCGTCAAGAGTTAGGTGCATTGCGCGGTATTACATCGGTGATCCACTGATTCACGGTGCCGGCCACCTTTTCGCGGATAATGCAGTTCTGGCTAAGACCAGCACCACGGTCGCAGCATTCCTTTGGCGTGAGGCAACCACCATTCTTGCACGACAAAATACGGTCATTCATGATTCATCTCCCAAGCCTGCAATTTCGCGCAAAGACCCTTCGGACAGCTTGCCAACAGCAAGGGCTTTGACTTCATGCTTTATAGCCTCGCCATCGGGGCCACTAAGTTCTTTCGGAAGGATGGACGCGACAATCTTCACATAATCGCCTGGACGCTCATCTCTCATATCGATGATGGCTTTTACGCCATTAGTGTTCCAATCCGCCAGCAATGCGTCAATGAATGCTTCACCAAGTCTTGCACGCGCGCCCTTAGGACGTCCAGCGGGATTGCCAGACTGACCGGGCTTGAATCGGGTATCCCTGATTTCGCCTGTAACTTCAGGATTCTCCATATCTCTCACTTAACCCCAAACGCCCGAAGCATCAAGTGGGCGGTCATACTTGATCCTCATGCGTGTAATCAATACCATCTCGGGGCCCATGCTGGCCATTTGGATGGCTAAGCGAAATAGCATCTGTAAGTGTATATCGTCCTGCATCAGCTTTTGACAATGTATAACCCTGCGCGCTCGGCCTATAAAAAATACCATTCTTGCGAATGAGATATTCCGCTCTATTCGTGATCACCACGGCCGAATCCCCTCATGACATCCACCACGCCCGCAAGTGACGCGATCCTTTGCGATTGCGGGGGTGGCGATAAAGATGATGGCGATAGCTAATAGAATCTTTCTCATACACCGCTACTCATGCTGGAATGACGTTCTGCATCGTAATAACGCTTAAAACTAGGATCAATTCTGTCCGTTACTTCGATTGACAGCCGGGGTAAAAAGCCTGGGTCAATCCGCATTATGACGCGAACAAGGAAACCGCATAACCTAACTCGTGTCATCACTTGCCTTCCTTTTCGAGTTGGCGCCCGCGAGCGAGAGCGGCGAG